AGTCTATAGCAGCCTATTTCATTCTAGGAGACCGATTAACAAACCCATATCAGTACGCCGGTCTTTTTGTAACAATTGTAGGAGTTTTTATGTTGAGGTACAATCCAAAGTAATTAATTAGAGTTAGTACCCACTATTTAACAAAGAATGGAAGAAATTAGGCAACACCACAACTTGGTGAAACGCCAGCTCATCCAAAGCGCTACCCTACAAGGTGACAGTGTTTTGGATGTTGGCTGTGGCTTTGGAGGTGATTTACAAAAATGGATTCATGCCAATGTTAGAACCCTTGATATGTGTGATCCAAATGCAGTTGCTCTAATAGAAGCAAAGTCGCGTGCATCTAAATTAAAAATTCCAGTAACCTTTTATCATGGGGACATACTATCATGTCCATCAAATAAAAAGTATGATGTCATATGTTACAACTTTTCTCTTCATTATATTTTTGAAAATCAAAAACTTTTTAAAAATAGTATCCGAGCCATCAAGGATCGTTTGAAGATTGGCGGAAAACTTATAGGTGTTGTACCAGACTCTGAATCAGTAATAATGGAAACACCTTTTCACGATGAACTTGGAAACTTTATGATTCGAAAATGTGATACCGGGTTTGGAAACTTTGGTGAAAAACTATTTGTTATGTTGACTGATACCCCATTTTATAATGGAGAACCAAAACCTGAACCAATTGGGTACAAGGATCTCTTGATTACTGAACTTTGGGAAAATAATGTACAATTGGACACTTGGTCAGGTTTATCAGGGTCTAAACTGTCTAAACTGTACTCACAGTTTATTTTTGTTCGTATATTATAAAAATGTGGTTGATACTAATTATTTTATTAATAATACTTGATGTGTACCTTGTATATAGTACACGCGATCCACCAAATCTAAGAGAAGTCAAACGTAGATACAGAATTCTTAGACATTATATAAAGACACATCATATAAAAGTTCATGAAAAGTTTTGGATTCTTGAAAATCCAGTACTTTTAGCTGGAAGAGACTCGGGAGATCTTGGGTACAACTCAAACAAAGGGTACGAGATTGGGTTGTGTCTTGATGGAACACCAAATGATATATTTCATGTTCTCTTACACGAGTTGAGTCATTCAACAGTTGAAGAGTATTCACATTCTGAACAGTTTTGGAAAAACTTTGCAGAATTGAAGGATATATGTATGAGTCTTGGTATATATGAAAGGATACCAGTACGTAAAGAATTTTGCGGACAGTTTATTCAGGATTAATTTATAAATGTATTATAAATGGAAACCCCTTTGAAAAATATATTTATAAGTGTTCTCATGTGGTCTGTTGCAATGTTATTACCTGTTTTAATTACATATTATAACAAGGTTAATCCAGCTGTTTCAGCTGTTTTACTTACAGTTCTTTATCCAATTTTACTTTCATTTTTGAGTAGAAGAGCCAGTTTTTGGGTAACCTCAACTGTTGTAATGCTGGCATCTATTGTTTCACTTATAACATCTCTTGTTATAACATATGTTATCAAAGCAAAAAGTCCACTTGTTATTACAGGTGTTCCAATTCTCTTTTTTATTATAGCACTCGCTGGAATTTCAACACAAATGCAAATGTATAATGCGAATATGATTAATTAATCTTTAATCACAAAACGACGACCAAAGTAAAAGAGAATTGCGGCCAAGAGGGCAGTCACAAGCATTCCAACTGTAGACTGTTTACCAGTTTCATCAAGAAATTTAGGAATCATTGTTGATAGTTTATCCTGTGCAAATCCAGAAAAAGCTAAAAGTGCAACAGCGCCTGCAAGAAGAGCCTCAACCTGTTCATCTGTTAGATTCATGGGGTTTTTACTTTGGGTCGCACCCTGCTTTGGCTTTTGCTGATACCCCATTGGGGTTGGCATCTGCTGTTGTACATAAGATGGCTGAGGCGCCATCATAAATCGTGGATCGGGTCCTCCTCCAGCAGGTCCGGGAGCCATCTCGTATCCATCACTTGGCATCATAATATCGTTAATAGGTGTAGAATCCATCTCTTTGGGTTTAACTATATTTTTTTCAGGAGGGATTGTCACATTCGGCTGATATACAAGATTTGGTTTTTCTTCTGGTAGTTTTATAGGAGTCTCAGTACCTATACTATAATCATTTAAATTCATTGTACTGACATTCTCCATTTCTAAAAGATACAAAGTTTTTATCATTTAAAAGTCTACGCATCATCACCTCTTTTTAACAATCGTTACAGGTGGTGGTCCCTTTTTCTTGGGCTGTTCAGCGCGTGTAGTTGGCTCTGTATCATGTCTAGGATTGTAATTTTTATTATGAAACGCCCAAAGAGCCGGTGACCCAATCCTAAAATTTGAATGAAGTTTCGCCTTGTACCAAAAGACACAATCTTCAATCTTGTTACTTCTTGATGTATTATCAAGAACAAGACATTCATAGTTTTCAGTACAAGAGTTCATAACCTGATTAAACATGTCAAATGTTGGAAATATTCCAAAAAAGTTTTTATAAATCTTTTCTCTATTTTGTAAAATATTTTCACGAAGTATAAATATATAATCAATATTTGCACGAAGATCGGGTGTCAAGTCCATACAGTATTGCATTGTCAACATGAAGAATATCTTCCAGTGCCTTCCGTTCATGAAACACTGTCTGATACATGTATCTTTCATAAACTTTTTATCATACATGCAATCATCAAGTAACATGAATGCACCACAGTTTTGTTTTCCCTGACTCACAAGAACTTTTTGGCGAGCAAGAACTCTTTCAATTGCATCCTTATCATAGTCTCCATATATAAACAAGTCTGGTACAAAGTTTTTATAGTGATGATTTCCATCCTCTGTAGCAGACATGACTATACCCGCTGGAAGGTGCTTCTTGTGATATAATATGTCCGTGACAAGAACAGACTTTCCCGTATTTCTTTTACCGATAAAGACACAGATCTTGTCATCCGCCATTCCCTCTGGCTTGAACTTTCTCAACTGTAGTTTACCACTCATTACTAAACTTTACACCTATTTTAGTTCACTTACTTTTTCACAGTGGCGTAGCCACTCGACACTCTTTTCTTCAAGTGGCTACGCCACTTACTTTTTCACAGTCTCCTCGATATCAAGTGACATGCATACAAATCTTGACAACACGAACAGATAATCACTCAGACGGTTTATATATACATGTGACGGACTCTTTGGTTCAATAACTGAAAGCATATCACGTTCTGCCCGACGACAAATGGCTCTACAAACGTGAATACTTGCACACAACTTGTTCCCAGATGGAATCAAAAACTTTGTGAGTTTAGGTAACAGCGTATCAAGTCTATCAATTATATGTTCAATTACTTTGATACATTCAGGATTGAAAAATCGGTCTCCAGACCCTGGAGTTGCAACAGTTGATGATATATCCATGATATCCTGTTGAATCTCAGTAAGAGTAATTCCCATTGCAAACCATTCATAGTACAAAGGCGGTCCAGTGTATTCGGGCGGCATGATACACGCCTTGTCTCGGTAAACACCCGCGCCAGCCCCAGGTGCACTATAAATAGTTCCAGTTTTAACAGTTTCATCACTCCAAAGAGCCTTTGTCATTGCCATGTGAGCATTGAGTTCATCGAGACTCCCAAGCGCTACAAAGATTGGGGATGTTTTCGAGACTCGTTCGCCAGTGTAAAGGGAGCTGAGCCCACAGTCACCGGTTTTAGTATAAATCTTCATTTAATAATAAAAGGGTTTAAACTTTATCTTACTTACTAATAGTAATAATGTCAAGTGGACGAGTACAGCTCACGACAGTTGGTCTCCAAGATGAATATCTTTCAGGAACACCGGATGTTACATACTTTATAAAAAAGTTTAATCGTCATACAAAATTTGCGCTTGAAATATTGAATGTAGCCTTTAATCAAATAAATATAGATTTTGGAAGTTGGGTCAATGTCAATATTCCTCGAAACGGACAACTTATAAGAACTATATATGTGAAACTTGTATTACCAGCTTTAACAGTTGGAGGATACACAAATGCAATTGGAAATGCCATTATTGAACACGCAGATTTAGTCATTGGAGGACAGACTATTGAACGTATCAATGGCGAGTATATGCAGATTTTTAATGAATCATTCATAAGTGATTCACAACAACCTTCTCTTACATATATGGTTGGAAATACAGGAAGTCTCAATGGTCTTGGCCCGGCTACTGCTTACACGCCAAACGTTCAAGAACCTGCATACGGCTTTTATCCAAGAACATTCATTGTCCCACTTCCATTTTATTTCATACGAAACGAAGCTTTATCAATTCCTTTGTGTGCACTGTCTCGTCAAGAGGTTGAGATCCGAATAAAGTTTAGACCACTTGAAGATGTAATTGCCGGTGGGTACTTTGAGAGCAATGTTGTTGCACCAACTTCAATCGATTGGTCGGTTCCACCTAATTATCCCACTGGTCCAGTGGCTAGATTAATTATTGGTCCATCTACATACAGTGATACTTTATCAAATGTAGTCTGGTTACCTTCAACTCAAATATTTGCATGTGTTCCGTTAAATTCAGTTGGTAATAATTTGTACTATTATGA